CCGCTGCTGTCACGCGCCGGGATGTTCCACACCGTGGACTGGCTGCGCCCGCCTGCGTAGTGGCCGACCTTCCCGTCTCGGACAACGTACCAAGCAGGCTCATGCTGCCAGTGATAGTCCCCGCGGCCAAGCGTGAAACGATCCTTCGACCAGATGATCATGGCGCGGTGTTTGAATCCGCACGCCTCTAGGCTGTCCAGCACCTCTCGGGTGAACAAAGAGGCGTGCCACACATAGCCGACGTCGCCGGGGAATAGCGCCCAGGCTTCACGCCAATCAGCGCGGTCGTCGTTGAGCACCTTGCCCATCTTCTTCGTGTTCTTGTTGACGCCAGCGTCCTTGCGCCAACTTGCGTCGTACTCCACCCCATACGGCGGGTCCGTCACCATCAGGTGCGGAGTGACGCCGTTCAGCGCCTTTCCGACCACAAGCGCGTCGGTGCAGTCGCCGCAGACGATCCGGTGCCGCCCGAGCAGCCACACGTCGCCCAGGACGCTGACCGGCTCGGCCGGCACCTCCGGCGTGTCATCCGGGTCCGTCTCGCCTTCGGTGCCAGGGTCAGCCATCAGCGCCGCCAGCTCGTCGGCGTCGAACCCCAGCAGCGCCAGGTCGAACCCGTCATCCTGCAGCTCGCCGAACTCGACACGAAGCATGTCCTCGTCCCACCCGGCATTCAACGCCAGCTTGTTGTCCGCGATGACATACGCCCGCTTCTGCGCTGGCGTCAGGTGCCCGAGCCGGATGCACGGCACCGCCTGCAGCGACAGCTTGCGCGCCGCCAGCACCCGGCCGTGCCCGGCGATGATCCCGCCGTCGCCGTCGATCAGTACCGGATTCGTGAACCCAAACTCCTTGATGCTTGCCGCGATCTGCGCCACCTGGGCGTCGGAGTGCGTGCGGCTGTTGCGCGCGTAGGGGACCAGCCGATCGATCTGGATGAGCTCAAGTTGCTGCTTTTCTACTTTCATGGCCACGCACTCCACTTTTCCCGAATCGCCGAAGCCGCGTCCATCAGGGTGCCTTCGCGCCACATCCCGTCGCGGGTATGAATCCAGGCCGTCCATTTCTCCCGTGAGCGCCTGTAAAGCAGCATTGGCTCCTGCCCTACCCGCTCGGCCTGATAGACGGCCTGGCGCCACCATGAGGGCCTGGACAGGGATTCCTGCCGCTTGATCTCGATTGCCCAACCGCGAACGCAGAGGCAGTCGGCACCGCCCTCGCGGGTCTGGGTGAGGTTGCGGGTGAGGCTGACACCCAGCTCCTGGCCGAGCAGCTTGAGCACCTCGCGCTCAGCTGCAGCCCCTTTTCGTCGTTGGCTGGCGCTCATCGCACACCCAACCTGTTCCGACCTGTTCCCACCTGTTCCCGACCTGTTCCCATGGCTCCCGGGAATAGGTGCAGGAGGGGGAGAGGGGGGGGTTCGAAACCCCCCTCTCCCAGACCTGTTCCCACCTTATTTATCCTTAAGGGGAACAGGTTGTTTGGGAACAGGTCTGTTGGTCTCATTTCGCACCCCCGTTCTTGGCGCTCTCGACGCCAGAAAAAAGCAATTCGGCGTCTGTGCTCGGGAACAGGTATATGTGGTGCGTTTGGGGGTTCGGTCTGACCTTCGCTGGGCAGTCGACGCGGGCCAGCCTGCCGTCAGCGACCATGGCCCTGATGCGCTCCTTGATGTCGGCCGGGCGCTTGCTGATCGAGCCGGCGACCTCGGCGGCCAGCGCCTGCCCGGAGAGCAGCTCGGCACGGGCGATGGCCGCGCCGATCGCCTGGACGATCTCGGCGTCGATCTCGACGCTGCGCTCCTGCTGCCTGCGCTGCCGGTCGGCGTCCGCGCTCGCCTGGGCCGCCTCCTGCCTGACCACATCCCCGGAGATCATGGGCACGCCCAGCCGGATGCCGACGCGCTGGATTACCCCTCGCTCGTCCGTGACCTCGTGCCAAACGACCTCGGTGCGGACCTCGACCTCGTTGAACTCCCGCTCCGAGCGGTTCTTGAGGCTCTTGACGAAGGTGCTGCTCGGGAAGTTCTTGTCCCGAAACACGCTCCCCGTGCCGTGCACGTCTCCGATGTAGGCCGACGCGCCGCGGGGGGTGATCTCCGAGTCCTCGCGCCCGAGCGCCTTGGCGGCGTGGGCGATCACCCAGAGGGGGGCCCCGGTCATCGCCACCGGGCGCTTGATCTCGGCCAGCATCCCGCCGATCTCGGCGTTGGAGTTCTCGTCAGCAACGTCGAAGCTCGCGCTCGCGGTGTCCAGAATCACCAGCGGCGGGTCTTCCTCGTCCTGCGCAGCGTCCGCGATCAGCGCCGTGACCTCCGCGGCTATCTCCGCGTGCGCCAGGCGCGCGGCGTCGAAGAGCACGATCCGGTACTGCACCTCCTCCACCGAGAGCCCGAACCGGTGGATGAACCCGTACAGCAGCCGTTCGTACTGCCCAGCGTGCTCCGAAACGATCACCACGCGGCGCGGCCTGTCGTTCATGATGTCGCTGCCCATCGCAGCACCGAACCCCGCCACGACCAGCGAGAGGGCGGCAAAGACCGTGGACTTCCCCACGCCGGGCTGGCCGGCCCAGACCACGACCTCGCCCGAGGCCACGAAGCCCTGTAGAACCCACTTCACGGGGCGCAGGGTAGAGAGGTCCACCGCAGACCGCCGCAGGCGCCGCGCGGGGTGTTTCTGGGGCTCCTCGGCCGCCTTGGAGGTCAGTCCCGCGACGAACTCCCCCACCGTGTCCTGCACCGCCTGGCGCCGGGCCGAGTCCTCGGACGTGAACGCCTCGATCAGCCCCGTGATGTCGGGCCAATCCGGGGTGTCCTCGGGGTCGAAGAAGCGGCCGACCAGATCCTTGACCAGCACCCCGATCTCATCGGCGGACAGCCCCCGAACGCTCTTGTCACCGATGTACGCCCGGAGCAGCCCGCGCCGGTTGTCCCCAGTGCGCAGCCGGCGCCCCAACTGCTCCACCGCCGCCGCCAGGGCGTGCGGGGCGCCCGGCGTCACGTCCTCGTCGACCACGGGGCGCGACGGCCCGACGGCGATGCGGTCGAGCTCGGCGATGAGGTCCACGCAGTGCCCGTCCTCGGGGTCATCGAACGTCACCAGCACCCGGTAGTCATCCTGCCCCGCCACCCGCCCGTAGTAGTAGGACTGCGACAGCGTGAAGGACTCCGGCGTCAGGACGCCGCCCAAGGCGCCGTTGATGCGCGCCATCATCTGGGAGCGCTCCGACGCCGGGAGCGGCCTGGCCAGTGGCGCCAGGACGCGCCAGCGGGGCTTCGTTGGCGTGTGCGACGGAGACGTATAGACCGCGGCGCGCAAGCCGGCGTGCTCCAGCAGCGTGACCGCCTCCTCGGGCTGCATCTGCTCGCCGTCGTAGTCGCCCTCCAGGCCCGTGATCTCGGTGACGTTGCGGTTGTTGCGCAGGCTGTTGTGCCGGCTGCGCGCAGTCCCGAAGCGCGCGAGCTTGATCCACGGGCACGCCGCCTTCGACGCATACGGCCCCGCGGCCTGGATGTGCTCCAGCAGTTGGTGCCACTCCTGCCGCTGCTCACGCGCGACGAGCGCGCTGCGGTCCGAGAAGCGTGTCCAGATGAGTTCGGGCATCATTTCCGGTCTGGTTCCGACGCAAGCGGATTGACCCGCGACATGCGACATATGAGAGTCGCCTCATGGAGCTTTGCCGCCGACCACTCCGCGAGAATCCGCCGCAGCACCTTCGTGCGGTCCTGATGCGTGCCGGCGCAGTAGCCGTCGAGAACGGCCAGGTCTTCGGCAGGCAACTCGACGCGCAGTTCAGCGGTGCCGGCCATGCTTCAGGCGCAAAAAAAGCCACCGGCCCGAAGACCGATGGCAAGCCCGTGGAGCGGAGGAGACATGGCCCACGGGAGGGGTTGTCAGGCTACGGCTGGCTGCGTTACCCGCTTCAAGTGCGGCAAGAACTTGTGCACCGTGTCGATTCGAGGGTTGTCAGTGATCCCGCTGCGGATCTTCAGCAGCGTGTGGAAAGGGACATCTGACAACGCAGCAAGCTCATGAAGCTGCGCGGTAGTCATCGGCGCGAGCATCGCCACGACCTCATCGCCATTTGGAATGGTGGTGTTCATGCCTGCAAGGCTACCGCATCCGGTAGCCGCGGTCAACCGGATTCGGCATTCCACAAAAGCACGCTCCAGCGCATGACGCCTACCCTGCGCGGCATGGCAGAAACAGACAGCCGCGCCGTGCTCTGGGCCAACATCCTGGTCTTGATGGAGCACCACTGGGGCCGCGAGAACCTGACGCGGCTGGCGGTCGGCGCCGGCATCGGCCCGGGATCGGCCACCAGGCTGAAGCAGCAGCGCACCAGCGTCGGTGTCGAGCTGCTGGACAAGATCGCAGCCCTGTTCAACGTCCAGGCGTGGCAGTTGCTGGTCCCTGGCCTCGACCCGAAGAACCTGCCGGCGCTGATGCCGGTCAGCGAAACAGAGCGCGCTTTCTACGAGCGGCTGCTCGACGCCGCTCGCGCGCTCAAGACCAACGGCCACTAGACAGGCAAAAAAATTTGTAACGGTCATACCGAATCCGGTTGACTGCGTCTACCGCATTCGGTAGAGTCTCCTCCACGCGCTGCACATCGACGGCGCCAGGAGATTCGGGATGACCTACCGCACAGACCACCACCAGCGCATCGCTGGTGTCCACGACACCGCGGTCGAGTTGTGGCTGAACACCGAGCGCCGCGCGCACGACTTCAAGGCGTTTGCCGGCACGGCCACGCTGACGCTGCGCTGCGGCCCGGTGACGCTTCAGACGTACCCGACGGCCGAGGAACTGCGCGATCTTGCCTATGCCTGCCTGCGCGCTGCCATCGACCTCGATGCCATTGCCCGCGAATCGCAACCTCTGGAGGTCGCAGCATGACCACCTCAACGATTGTTGTGAGCTGGTGCGACGAAGCGCAAATGATGGAAAAGGCGAAGGCGCGTGGATGGACTGACGACGGCCTTGATGGGCCATCTATTCACGACTTGGTAGATGAGGGCGATTGCGAGCGTGATCGCGAGTTCACGACGCTTTCCAAGGCGAAGGATTGGGCGCGCAGGAACAAGACGCTCGACTTCTGGGGCCAGCCGTCCATCCGCGTGTACGAATGGCCCGACCAACGCCGACTGTCGTGGCAGCGCGAAACGGTCAAACGACTGCGTTACGTTGGCGATGGCTGCGGCTGGGAGGATCTGACATGAGCGCCCTCGAAATCCGCAACCGCGTGCGTTTCGCCGCGGCCCAACAGGCATGGGACGACGCGCTTCCAAAAGAGGATGAGCCCGACGAGATCGCCGACCGCTTCGACCAGATCGAACTGGCGCGCAAGCTGCTGACGCAAGCCGAGAAGCACCTCGAAAAGTACGAGACGGCACTGTGCGATCAGTTCATGGCCGATGCGATGGAAGCGCTTGTGCCATGAACACGACCCACACCTGGGACGACACCGAACGCAGCGGCCTCGATGACCTGCCGCCGATTCCGTGGGAGCCGCCGAAGTTCTGCCTGATCCCCGTCGGCGACGTGCGCGAGCTTTTCGGCCGCGCCGGATGGCGTCAGTGGGAACTGGCCGTACGGCTACAGGAGAGCAAGCAATGACTCGGCCCAACTTTTTGACACAACCAGGCGTCTGGATTCGGACGCCTCGCACCATTCAGAGCCGCGTCGATCAAGCCTGCTCTGTCTCGCACAACGTGCCGAACATCAGCACCGCAGAGCGGGTGGCCGGCGTGTTGCTGGCGGTCTTGATCGGCATCGTGCTGGCGGCGCTGCTTTGGCACGGGCTGGCGTCATGACAGACAAGCAATTCGACGACGAGCTGCTGCGCCAGTTCGGCCCGGTGCGCCGCCATAGCGAGCCGATGGATTTCCAGCCGGCCTGGTATCGAGAGGCCAAGCGCGACACGCCGGCCTGCACCGGCAATGCCTGCGCACAAGGCCGCGCGCCCTGCCAGGCGCCGGATGCCTGTGGGCTGTCGGATGACAGCGAGTTCGGGGCCATCGGGTCGATCGTGAGTGTGTGGCCCTGGCTTCTCAAGGCGTGGGGGTTGATTGCCGCCTGCGTGCTGTTTTTCTGGTTCTTTAACTGACACAAGGGGAATTCATGGCATTCGACCTCAAGAGCATTTCCAAGACCAGGCGCCTGGACGCGCCGAAGATCCTTCTCAGCGGCGAGCCGAAGATTGGCAAGTCCACCTTCGCCGCCAGCGCCCCGGGCGCCATCTTCATCTCTACCGAGGACGGCCTCGCCGGCCTGGACGCCAACGCCTTCCCGTTGGCACGCAGCCTCGCGGACGTGTACGCCGCCATCGGCACGCTGCTGCAGGACAAGCACGACTTCGGCACCGTCGTGGTGGATAGCCTCGACTGGCTGGAGCCGCTGATCCACGCCCACGTCTGCGCCACCAACGGCTGGAAGGACATCGAGGCGCCAGGCTACGGGAAGGGCTACGTCGCCGCCGCGAGCGAATGGAAGCAGATCCTCGACGGCCTGGAAGCCCTGCGCCGCGAGCGCGGCATGGCCGTGATCCTGATCTGCCACGTCAAGCAGCAGCGCATCGAGAGCCCGACCCACGAAGGCTACGACGCCTACGTCTTGAAGATGCACGCCCGCGCCTCGTCACTGGTCGAGGAGTGGTGCGACATCGTGGGGTTTGCCGCCCACCGCATCGCCATCAAGGCGACCGACGCCGGGTTCAACAAGAAGGAGAACAAGGCCAAGAGCCTGGGCGAGCGAATGCTCTACCTCGACCCCCACCCAGCGTACCCGAGCGGCAGCCGGTTCGGCCTGCACGACTGCGCTCTTTCCTGGCCGGCGTTCGCCGACCAACTCACCCAGGCCCAGCAACCCGCGGCACTGAAAGCCGCCTGACCCAAAGGAAAGCGCCATCATGGCCGAACTCAACTTCAACGCATCCGAAGCCCCCGCCCGCCAACCCCGCGCCAGCACTCCGCTGCCGGCCGGCGTCTACACCGCGGAGATCACCAGCGCCGACGTGAAGCCGCTCAAGAGCGGTCGCGGCACCGGGCTCTCCCTGGAGTACACCATCATCGACCCGGAGGAACACGCCAACCGCAAGGTGTGGCAGCACATCAACGTCAAGCACGACAGCGCGCAGGCAGAGGAAATCGGTCTCGGCGAACTCAAGGAGTTGTGCGACGCCATCGGCATCGCCATCCTCAAGGAGTCTGACGAGTTGTTCGGCAAGATCGTCCGCATCCAGACCAAGGTCCGCGCGGCCCAGGGCGACTACTCCGCACGCGCCGAGGTCAACGGCTACATGGCTGCCGGCGCCCCAACGCCAAAGGCAGCGCCAGCGGCCCCGGCCGCCGCCGCGCCGAAGCCCTGGCAGCGGAGCGCCGCGTGACCGCACTGCCGCAGCCGGAGCACTCCACCGCGGGCGCCATCCTGCGGTGGTACGAAACGAGCCAGGACGGCGGGCACCGCCCGCACCTTGGCGCCTCGATCATCGGGCACTCGTGCGATCGCCACCTCTGGCTGACCTTCCGCTGGGCGAAAGCCCACCGCTGGGACGGCCGGATGCTGCGCCTGTTCGATGACGGCAAGCGGGCCGAGGCGCGCTTCGTGCAGGAGCTCCGCGCCATCGGCTGCGAGGTCTGGGAGCACGACGACGCGGGGCAGCAGTTCCGCGTCAGCGCGTGGTTCGGGCACTTCGGCGGCAGCGTCGATGCGGTGGCCTCCGGCATCCCCGAGGCGCCCAAGACCCCGCACGTCGTGGAGTTCAAGACCAGCAACGACAAGCTCTTCAAGGCGCTTTCTAAGGACGGCGTGCGCAAGGCCAAGCCGCAGCACTTCGCGCAGATGCAGGTCTACATGGGCCTGCTCGACCTGACGCGGGCGCTCTACATGGTCGAGAACAAGAACGACGCCAGCATCTACACCGAGCGCGTGGAGTTCGATCCTGCCGCCTTCGATGCCCTGCTCGCCAAGGCGCAGCGCATCGTCTTCTCGACCGAGCCGCCACCGAGACTCAGCGACGACCCGACTTATTACGAGTGCAAGTGGTGCAACCACTTCGACATCTGCCACGGCCAGGCCGCCCCGGAAGTGAACTGCCGCACCTGCGCGCACTCGACGCCGGAAATGCTGGGCGACAGCGCCTGGTCATGCGCCAAGTTGCAGCGCGCGATCTCCACCGAGCAACAGCGCGCAGGATGCTCCAAGCACCTATACATCCCGGCGCTGCTCTCGCGCCTTGGCTCGCCCGTGGACGCCACCGAGGACAGCGTGACCTATGCCGCACCGGACGGCGCCACGTTCGTCAACGGCCCGCCGCCCGGGTTCTCGTCGCTGGAGATCGCCGCCGCACGCGCCCCGTCGATGCTCACCGACACGATGGTGCAGCAGATCAAGGAAGACTTCCCGGGCGCCGTGCTGGTGTCCTCGACGCCGAGGCTGGAGGACATGCCAAACGACATCGATTGGGCGCCGGTCAAGCCGGCAAAGCGCGCGGTACGCGAGAAGGCGAGGGTGACGACGTGAGCAGCATCAAGCGGACAAGAGAGACCACGCCGCTGCCTGATCGGCTGTGGAATTTTCATCAGGTCTGCGCCTTCTACGGAGTGAGCGAGCGCAAGGGCGCGCAGATGCGCGCCGATGGCCTGCTGCCGACGCCCGTCGTTCTGGGCCCGCGGGCACTGCGCTGGATTCCTTCGGAATGCATGGCGGCGGCTGTTTCCAGTTTGCCAAGGAAAACGCAGGCAGAGCTGTGCGAGCCGGCGCAACTCTTGCGCGCTCGCATTGAGCGCATGAAAGCCGGTGCTGTTGCATGACGTTCAGCGTTTACACACCTACGAAGCGGCGCATTACATCGCGCAATCAGGTGCCACAAGTGGTGCCGCCAATGGTTGATCTATCGGAGATAGTAAGCAAAGCGGCGCCGGTTGAAAGCGGATGCGGGGTCTACTTCTTGCAACGCAGTAGCGCACAAGGCTTGCATGTGGTCTATGTTGGGCAGTCGTTGAACGTTTATGCGCGAGTGGCGCAACACACGTCAGAAGGTCGCAAGCGATTTGAGTGCTGGTCGTGGATTGAGTGCCACGAATCACAACTCGATTTGATGGAAAGCCTATACATCCATTGGCTTCGACCAGTTGAGAACGCCACGCAGTCGACGCTTAACACTAGGGTCAACGACCTAAAAGATGAGATGGTCGCCCCGATCCAACGGCGTTACATGGAGCACCTTTTAGATGCTCTTACACCTACCAATGGCTGGCGCAAACGCAGGAGCGCGGCATGAACTTCCAACTCCGCACCTACCTGGGGGCGTCCGTATGACCCTCGCCCAACTGCAAGCCTACCGCCTGGCGCTGCGCGACAAGCTGCAAGAGCTTGAGCGCATGGACGCCACCTGTCACGGCTGCGAGCACTTCGCAGCCGGCATCTGCGACCACTTCGGCGAGACGCCGCCCGACACGTTTCAGCGCACGCCCGAGGCGTGCGAGGCGTGGAAACACGACGGGGTGCCGTGGTGAGCGAATCCAAGCGCGGCCCCAAGACATCGGCCCAGATCGAACGCAAGATGATGGAGTTCGCGCGCAGTAGCGAAGGTCTGACCTGGCGCCGCGTGCATGATTCCTTCGCCGGCCAGGACCGCGTGAGAGCCCGTGCCGTGTGGGACATGCTCACCCGCCCACGCGGCCCGCTGCACGCCAGGACGCACGTCAAGGCGACGTGGTACTTCGCTTCGAGCGCGCAGGCCAGCGCCTGGACGCCGCCGAAGTTCAACGAGTACCCGGATGCGATGCACGACATCGGCGCGCACATCGCACGCGCACCGACGCGCGGCCGTGCGCCGCCGAAGCTGGCGGGGTCGTCGGATCGCGGCGAAGAGCATCGGCCGGCGGGTCCGAAGTACGTCGTGTGCCCCGCGCCGAAGTTCGACAGCCGGTATCAGATCGACCCGAACGAGCGCATCGTCGGTGGGTTTGCGAGTCTCGGGATCGGGAGGTATCTGGATGAGTAGCAGAGAGCACTTGTTGCGCCTCATCACCACCTGCCGCAAGGACCGCACGACCGGCACCCGGCGCCGCGCCGAACTGCGGTGCGCGAAGGCGTTGGGGGGCAGCGCTGTCGACAGGGCGTGTGCGGCGGCGGCGAGACGGGTTGGGACTTGGCTGTGCTCACGGTGACGCCCATCAACTTGGACGAGGCGAACGCTTTTGTCTCCACGAATCACCGCCACCACAAGCCGGTGCCGGGTGCGAAGTTCTGCATAGCCGTGAGCGACTCCGATGGCGTGGTGCGCGGCGTTGCGATCGTCGGCAGGCCCGTGGCCCGCATGTCGGACACCGGGTACACGCTGGAAGTCAATCGCTGCTGCACGGACGGGGCGCGCAATGCCTGTTCGATCCTGTATGGCGCAGCTTGGCGCGCCGCCAAGGCTCTAGGCTACCGGCGCCTCATCACCTACACGCTGCCGGAAGAAGGCGGTGCCAGCCTGCGCGGCGCTGGCTGGACGCTGATCGGCGAGCGCGGAGGCGGCAATTGGAACGTCGCCAGCAGGCCGCGCATCGATACCTCAGAGCACTTGCAGGGGCAGAAGCTGCTATGGGAGACGACATGACTGACATTGTTGAACGGCTGCGCGCATACAGCCTGCACCCGGTAACGGCTGAAGCCGCCGACGAAATCGAGCGTCTGCGCGCAGCACTCGCGTCGAAATCCGCGCCTGCAATCGACGCATCGGCGGGATGTGTCGAGCCGGTGTCTGGATGGCTTGAAGCGGCTGTCGCATGGGAAGTCTGCGCATCGATCCATGAGACATGGGCCAAAGGCAAGGACGCCCTCTACAAGACCCGGCACGCTGACTTTGTGAGGCACGCCGATGACGCTCGGAAGAAACACGCCGCCCCGCAGCAGCGCGGCGAGCCGGTGACTGATGGGTTAAGCCCGCTTGAAGCGCTGCGATTCTTCTGCTCGCAGCATCTGCCGCCACATGCATGGCTGGACAGCGAACCGTTATTCGCAGCCGTAGAAGCCGCCCCGCAGCAGCGCCAGCCGATGAATAGCCCAGACAATATTTGCGACCACGGCATACATTGGGACAACGCCTGTGGGGCGTGCGTTCCTCCGAGGGGGACGAAATGACCCTCCCGCCGCTGCCACTGTCGCTGTTCCATGAACGGACTACCGCATACCCGCCAAGCCACATAGTTGGCGGGCGCGACTACGAGCCGATGAAGCTATACACCGCCGACCAGATGCGCGACTACGCCACCGCCGCCGTGCAAGCCGAACGAGAAGCCTGCGCGAAGATGTGCGTCGATTACGCCATGCGGACACCATCAAAACTGGAGCAGATTGCCTCGGACAACTGCGCCGCAGCGATCCGCGCCCGCACGGACTGACCATGATGACCCCGGCCGAACTCGCCGCCCATCTGCGCACGTCCGAGCGCACGGTAGCCCGCATGGTGCGCGACGGCTGCCCGAGTATGCTTGTCGGCTCGCGGCGGCGCTTCGACCTCGCCGCCGTCATCCGCTGGACAGAAGCACAGTCATGCCGATCAAGGCCACCCCGGGCGGCGGGTTCGATGTCAGCGGAGCGTGCAACGGTAGCGCTTGGGCTAGACCACCCCGACAGCAGAAAACGAAGGCCAGGCCGTGCCGCCAGCCGCTGTGATGTTGTCTGGAGTCACAGCGCTGTTGAGTGCCCATGTCCAGTCGCCATTGAAGTTCAGCGTGGTCCCGATCACGCTGACGGTGACAGCCGGCGACATGAACTGGCCGATGTACTCGCCGCGGCCATAGGCGAAGTGGAACGACCCGACTGGCTTGGTTTCCGTGACAAGTGCGGTGCCGTCGATGCCGATCGAGGTTCCGCCGGACAGTGCCGTCGTCGTTGACAGGCGCGTGCCTGTCCCGACAGTTTCTCCGCATACCACGACTGACACAATCTGCGTTACATCCCCGTCGTCGAGCAAGCGTTCGTCCTTCACATAGGACACTGCGCTGGATGCGATGTCGACTGCGATGAACAGCGCCGATGACATTTCCCCGGTCAAGTCCCAGAGCGGAGGCGTGCCAGAAATATGCGAATCGGTGTTGTATGAGGTTTGGAGGACTTCCACATCGTTGATGGTTGCCGACGCCGTACCCGAGCTGTAATAGATTTCGCCCACATAGCCGCCAGTATCGCTGCGCGTCACGACGCATTGAACCTCGGCGTCATCGACGAATTCAGCCCCCAGAACATAGGTCTCGTTCCCGCTCCCGCCGGAAATTGCGCCGGTGTATGTGACTTCCTCCTCCATCGTGCCGTTGCGATCGTATCGGACAAGGTTGTACGGCCACGTCGTCGACACCCACACCATGCCGACCGCAGCCGATGCGGTGCTGTTCCAGAAGACGGAGCAGTAGTTGCTACGCGACTCGTTGTAATAGCCGCCCAGTGAAGCGCTGTACGTCAGCGGAGCCCATGTCTGGACCAGC